TTTGCTTTGAGCTGTTCAACAGTATAATCACCTGCTTTTATCTTAGCCAGTGCATTGTTGAAGCGTTCTGTATCTAATGACTCCTTAGGCTTAGCCTTAGGTTGCTCCTTAACTGGCTCAGATGCCATGTTGCCATCGTCATCCACAGCCTGGAGGGAGAGAATACTTTGGAGGGTGTACCTGCGAAAATAAGTTATGGCACTACCCATTTTTTGAGGGTCAAGTCCTATTGGTAAGTCCATGCATGACTCAATCATATTGCCTGACTCAACGTCTATTATCTGAGTGCAGACACTATTGCCATGGATAGGCTGTAAGAGTAGCAGTCCATTCTCAAGTAGAATAGGCTCAACTGCCTCAATAATTGCATTCAAGTCGGCATATGACTTCTTGAAGTGTGGGTTGTTAGCGTTCTTGGTCACTTTACCAATTGCTAACTTACATTTGTACACCTTTTGGTGTAGGCTGAGTACTACCTCTGCCTCATTTGCTTGCCTGATTTTCTCAGACGTACTGATTAATTCTTTCATTTCCTTTGTATTTTCACCAAAGATAAGTAAGTTTTGCATATTAGAGAAATAAAGTTATTAACAATTGTATGTTAACTCCTCTCCAATAAGTGCAAAGTATAGGTTTTCCAGTTGGTGAACGTATTTGATATGCTTATATCTTATAAAGTGATCACCATTTTTAATGACAAAATGATTAGTTATACCAAATTCATATCCATAGTGATAGTCTTTGACATATACTCTATCAGATACAGGCTTAAACCCTAATCTAATCAACCAGCTCTCATCTATCTCCATTGCTTGATAGAAGTCATCAAGGTCATCATCAAGCAGATTCTCAATGTCTCCCAAGTTGATGAGGTCACTCTTATAAGTGCCATCTCCTAATTCTATTTTATAGGTGTTACCTAATCTAATTTCATGTGAGTCTAATGTCATATCTAATCTATTTCGTTATTTATACCCTTAACTTTCTTCTTATACTTCTTATAATATCTCCTGTAGTTGATCACTTCTTTGGGGTGGGTTAGCTTGATTCTCATAAACCAAGGATAAAAGATTCATACCACACCACAAACTCATCAAAGGTCCTGACAATAATATACACCCCTCCTGCCTTCTCAATGGATGCTTGATAGTCCTTCTGCACCTGTGACTGTACATCCTTGCCATACTTGATCTCTATCTTAACTGACCTGCCTCTGATAGTTGCTGAGATGTCAGCAGTACCTTTGGTAGATTGTCCTGCTGTCCACTTACCAGGGAGCTGCTTAGTGTGTGCAAGTTCACCTGTGCCCACTTGTATCTTAGCACCTTCCCTGTACTGACCTTGAGATGAGATACGCTCAGCTTGACCTCCCATGTAGGTGATGTAAGCAATCACACACTTTGTGAGTGAGTTGGCTGAGTCATCCTTCCAGTTGGCCAAGCCTAAGTAACTTTCATTAGTGTTAGGGTACTTGAGCTTCATTGACTCCAGCTCCATTGCTTTGAGCTTAGCTTTGTTTAGTTTATTCATATGAATAAGTTTAATTGATTAGTGTGATTAGTTATTCTCTGCATAGCCTTATCAAAGTACTCCTTGTCAAGTTCACATGCAGTCAAGTCAAAGCCGTAGTCATGGCATGCAATAGCTATTGAGCCGCTGCCTAAGTGGGTGTCAAGTATTTTGTCGCCTTGCTTTGCATATTTGTCAAGTAGCCATTTATAAAGTGCTACTGGTTTTTGAGTTGGGTGTATTCGTTGAATGTCTGCATTTTGTGGTCTTTTATAAAATGTCTTAGCTGATTCATTTAATGAAGTCCAAGCAAACTCACAACTTGCAAAACTTACATCTTCAGGCTGTTGTTTATCCCAAATTAAAAAACATCTTGTAGGAGGCAAATAAAAATAATTACCTCCCCAAATAATTTGATTTTTTGAAACTCTAAAAAGTTCATTAAAATATGTTCCTTCTGGTATATTAGCATCCCATTTTTTACCCTTACCCCCGTAATGACCTAATCTACCACTTGAATTAATATCAATCCCATAAGGCGGGTCAACAATAGCAAGTTCAAAATAATTATCAGGATAGCGTGCCATGAGCTGCATGTTGTCTTCGTTGGTGATATGTAACATCAAAATCCTGCTTTATTATTTAATTCATCCCACACATCAACAGGCTGTGGTTTCACCTCATCTGTAGTATATTCAATCCATCTCCTTCCATTTGTCTTACCATCAATTATCTTATAGCGATGGTGCTTACCATAAACAGTGAGCCAAAGAGTAAATCTCTTTTTTGTTAGCCATCTTGCTAAATCACTGTAATCTTTTGTCAATATCTCATGAAGCTCATCCTTATATAGTCGAGTGTTGACTGGTATGTTACCATCCTCTGACCACTCATAGAACTCATGTGAGGTCTCTTTAATAAATTTCCTTACATCAAGGTTAGTAAACTCATGAGATACAAGTCCATTGCGAAGGTAGAACTGAGCACATTGTATCATGAAGTTGTCAAACATTATCCATTGGTCCTGCTTCCAGTCATCAAATAGCATGTGCCCAAACTCATCAAGGGGAGTCTTTTTAAATCCAAAGTAATCTGACATTTCAACCTCAAACTTTCTACGCTCAAATGAGCCACCAACACCTCCGATAGTATAATTAGTAGTGATCACTATTTTTGGTGACTTGGTTACTGGTAGCTTGATTGCATCCTGACCTTTGTACTCTAATGTGATGCCCTCTGTAATTAGACTAAATAGATTCTCAAAGTTAAAGTTCTTTTTAACGTCATCAAATACAAGCAGCTGAGTATCTGTTGATACTGTCTGATAAGGGAAGGACTTAGTAAACTCAAAAGTCTTACCATCTATTGAGGCAACCTTCTTAAGTTTAGCCAGGGCGTTCCAAAATAAGCCCTTCCCACTTCCTCCGTTGGGGTTCTCTGAGATAGTCTCATCATTGAATACTATTGCTTTATTGTTGGCAGATGTCTTGAAGGAGTGCATTAAGTAGCCTATCACTGACTTAAAGCTGTTGTACTTTGCTGAGTCTTTACCACTTACCAACCACAGAAAGGTTCTGAACTCACTATCATGGTGATCAGATTGCTTATATTCTCTGTCAATGATTTGTTTTTTCCATACATAGCCGTCAAGGTCAATGTACTCATGCTTTGTGATGCTATTTTTTGTTATTTCTACAGCACAATTCTTATAGTAAAGATAACAAATATCAGAAGTATCCTCAAGCATGCTTACATTTGAGCTGTCAAGCATTGATAAGAACTCAGAAGTAAAGTACTTAGTTGCTCCTGCCATTAAATCGTATGGTTGATATCCTATCTCAGGACGTGCCAGGAGTGAGCCAAGAGTAAAATCTTTAATTCTCTTCTCATTAGTCTCTTCAATAAGGTTCTGCTCCTTCTTAATAAAAGTATAGGTGTTACTATCAGTTGGGAAGTACTTAAAAAAGTTGTTCTGCTGTAGCCAAAACTTATATTGATGGATGCTCAGCTGTATCTTGTTGCTCTTTGTATAGGTCCAAAAGTCCTCAATGTTGCCTGTTTCTTTTATGCCATCAACACACTTATCAATCTCATCCTGTGTAAACTCAGGAAGTATTTTTATGATATCACTGGTCTTTTTTCCCCCTCTGATATGTTTTTCAATTTTATCCCTGGATGAGGTATCCTCAAAGAACTTAGTGCCAAAGTTTGAAGTCTTAAGATAGGCACTCTTTATGATTTTACGGATCTCATTCTCTTTGCCTCCCTCATCAAACTTTAACAGGACATTCTCAGCCTCTGACTGGTTCACTCCAAAGTCATTAAGTGCAGCAGCTAACTTGAATAGGTTATTATTTTTAGCTCCTGCCACCATGCCATACTTCTTATCCCACCATTTCAGCAGATTCTCAATGATTCTATTATCTGACTTGATAGGTATAATCACATCAATAGATCCTATCTCTTCAATTTCAGGCTCTTCTATTGTTGTCCAAGTTGTTGAGTCCAGGTTAATGTATAAGTCAGGGTCATAAGACTCAAAGCAGAAACGGTCAATGTTACTGCCTGAGTTATCCCAGTAGTCAGAGTCAAAGTATATTCTCAGTGCATCAAAGTAGCCTTTGAAGTTGCCTTCTGTAGGTATCTTAACAAGTACTTTCACTCCTTTGCCTGATGGTGATATCCATGCAGCAAATACTATCTCATTTGTGATCATCTGTTCTTTGAACTGGATAGCCTCTGCCTGATGGCTCATGTTATCAAAGTCAAGGACAATGAGTCCAGACCTTTTGTCTATCCCTTTTATTGACCTTTGAATAAAAGTACCGTTAAAGCATACACCAGGGAGCTGAGCCTTAAGTGGTTTCTGCTCATCCTTGCTGAGTGTTCTAATCTGCTCTACTAATTCCTTTGACTTACCTTGCTTGATACGGTCAAGGCAGTACAAAGCTGACTTATTAAATGGGTTGGTGGTATCTGTTACCTTCTTGAAAATTGATACAATCATAGTTCTGTTTTTAATACACTGTTAAATAAAAAATGGGAGAAAGGAACAGTGTAAACCTTTTATGTGGATGCCTCCGACAACTCCCTTTGCAAATATAATTAATTATTTCATTCAAGATACAAAAATACAGTTTTTTTTAATCTGCCCCTCAATGTGCCCCGCAATGTGCCCCGCTTTTTTTAAGTGTTTACAAGGCTTTCAGTAATCTTAGGGCACATTTTCTTATATTTTACCAACTTTCTAAAAAAAAATAAAATTAATAATTCAGTAAATAAA